AAGAGAAATCGAACTAACAAAGGTTTCAAGAAATCGCTCCACGTCATCGTGCGATCGCGCTGATAGCCGCGCAGGCAATCGGTGAGCTCGCTCACGTCGAAACGGGACTCCGGAATTAACGCGTATTTGCACGCGCCGGCGACGGCCTCGGAGAGCGGCACGCAATCCTCATTCGTGACCAGCGCCACGGGATAAATATCGCCGTTCTGCGGACCGTAGAAGAACACGCCGTTCTTATAGATCAGTTGGCCGGCGCCGAAATTCACGCCGAAAACGTTGCCGACGGTGCCGATCAATTCGCATTGTTTGTTCTTCAAACGATAAAAATTCACTGTGCCGAATCCGAATCCGGTCTTCACGAAATACATTTCCTCGTCGTTCACAACCGAGAAGCTCGCGAGTCGATCCGGGCCAAGCTCCCAGATCTCCAGAATTTCGAAGCTGTCGCGGTCCATTTTGAACAGGCGCGAGCTCGGGCCAGGGAATAGGCCGCCGAGGCCCTGCGATTTGAGTGCATAAAGATAATTGTTCGATTCACGGATCTGGATGACCGCGAGATAAGGCATCAACACGTTGCTCGTTCTGAGGAACGCGCCGGAGGGCGTATATTCGGCGAGCATCCCGTTGGATCCTCCCCATCCACTGTTGAAATGCAGCAGGATTTTGCCGTTCTTGTAGATCCAACTCGTCGCGGTGCCCGTGTCGAATGGCGGCGGTCGTTGCAGGAAGATCTCCCGGCCCTCGTTATAAATGATCAGGTGATATCCTGAGGCCGTTCCCTCCAGGAATGCCGGTACATCGGTTTGGCCCCCGCCCTGGGCGTGCGGGATTTCATCCCAGATCGGATCGAAGGGGCCGAGAATTTTTGTTTCCGGAAAAATCCCGTTCGGCGTCACGCGCGCGTAATAATAGGCATAAGGCGAATTCACTGTGTTGCTGCCGTAGGTCGTGAATGCTTCCGCCCAGAAATTTGTATCTGTCACGAGGAGAATGGCCTCGCCGTTGTCATCGATATAATTCCAACTCTGTTTGGTAATCCACGCCATCCCGAGGCTGGCGGTCGCGCTCCATCTGGGAAAGACTTGGAGCGATTCGCCGCCGCTGTCGAACACTTCCGCCGTCGCTGGCGGCACCTGGTTGCCGTAATCCGCCAATTGAAAATCAGTCACCACGATGTAAACGATCCCGCGATAGGCCGGAACGTTGCCGACGCCGTGCAGGGCTTCGAGCGTAGGATCGGGTAATTGATCTTCTGATCCGAGATAGATTTTCAATCCGCCATTGTTGAACGGAAAATTCGACGCGAGGATTTCCTCGATAGTCGCCCCCTCGGGCACATTGCGGACGAGCTTCGGACCCATCCAGATCCGGAGGATTCCGGCCGCTTCGCGCCGGCGAAACATCCAGGCCGCGTCAAGCGAATAGGTGTAAAAGAAACCCGAGGGGCCGCCGCCGAAAATGCCCTTGCCGCCGGACTTGTGTTTCTTCTCTTTGAGTTTGCTCGCGTCGACGAGCAGGCCCGGGAGCGCGATCGTTCCCCATGAATCGCGCACGGGCTCGCCGAACGCGCTCGATGTAACATCGAGATCGGTGAGACGCGGGCCGATCTGTTGCGGCTTCGGTGGAAACATCTGGCTCGCAATCAGTGAGCCCACCGTCCATGCGATCGATGCCACCGTCATCACCGTGCTTGCCGCCAGGCCGGCGGCGGCAGCGCCGGCGGCGGAGGCGGCTGCGATCGCCGCCGGAATGGCGAGCATTACGGCCTGGGCATCCGTAGGAATCAACAGGAACAACAGCAACGCTAGGATGATCATCAATCCTTGATCCCTCGCAATCGATAAAATCGCACAATCCGGCCGCGAAATTCCGGGGTCAATCTCTGTTCAACGACCTTGCCGGCGCCGGAATGCTCGACGCTCCCCGCGCGGGAATGCGCATGGATGATCGTCCCGAGCTCGGTCAGCACGGCCAGGTGTCGAGGAGCTCCTCCGATGTAGAGATCGCTCATCCAGGCGATATCGCCGGGCTTCTCCTGGCCCGGCGGGACACGTTCGAGGAGTTCGTCGAGCCCTTTCTCCATCTGTGCGGGAACGGGGAGCATGCCGTAACGGCGGAAATCGAAATCCGCCGGCAATAGCCCGAGAGCCTTCGCCGCCTCCTGGGGCGCTCCGATGCAATCGACGAAAAGCCCCTTGGTTCGTCCTTGATGACCGAACGGCGTCCCGATCCAGGTCCGGCATTCAGCTATAAATTCGGCTATTGTTTTTCCCATGCGATCAATTCCGCCGGCCATTTTTCTTGTGTTTCGTCCTGCAACGTAAGCCCGTCGCGGACCCAAAGATCGGCGCCGTCCCAACCGATCCAGCCCTCGCCCTGCAATCGGAGAAAACCGCCGGCAATCTTCCACCACGTCCAATCGAAGGGCTCACACCAGAGATGCATTCCCGAATGATCGAGATGCTTCGAGCAGCGCACGATGAACGACATAGGGAAATCGCGCGCGGCGACCTCGATCATCGAGCGGCAGCGATAGATATCGGGCGGAATTTGTTCGCTCATTTCGGCGCATCCGGGAACATGAATTGCTGGTGAACACCGGGGATCCAGGGCTCGCCGCGGAAATTGTAAACGTTATCGAACGTCTTGCAGGTATCGAAGCGATGATCGCACCCGACCTCGATCAGATACGGATCGCCGAGATCGACCGGATAAAGCGGCGGATCGCGGAGCACGATCGCGCCTGGCCGCCAGGTGATCACGCCGCCGGCCGACGAGCTCGGGATCGTCTCGGCGACGGTGATCCGCGTGCGGTTCGGTCCGGCCTCGTAGATGACGGCGACAACGGTGTACATGCCATCATTCCCCGGATTTCCGGAAACCGGAAAGGCATCGCCGATCGTGAAGAATTGCACCTTGTCGCCGGCCACATAGAAATAATTGTTCGCCACATCGACGAGGATGATCGGGTACTGCGTGCGCGAATATTTCTTGACCTCCGTCGAAAAGCCGCCGTTGCGGCCGTCGGTAAAGGTGAAGAGACCGAACATGAAACGACCGTCGATCTCGGTGCGGTTTTTGTCCTGGACGATATCGCGCTGCGGGGATCCGGTCACGGTTCCCTCTTTCGTAAGGGCATCGATCGCGGTCCACGTGAGGCCGCCGTCTGCAGTCGTGGATCCGATCGCCGTCGACCAGGCGGGCTCCGCCGGCCCCGAGGCGCCGGCTGCGGTGCATTTGAAATACCGGCCGTTATAGACTGACGGCTTGACGATATCGCCGAGCGCAGCGTCGAAGGGCTGCACAGCCGTGTAGGCTTTGCTCGGCTGCCACGTGTAGGGACTGAGCCGAATCTTGCAGCCGAATCGTTCGTTGAAAATATCTTTGATTCGATTACCGAACTGCGCGCGGCATGTGATCGACGTGATCGGCCCGCCGTTCTGTGCGAGCATCGAGAGAAGGCCATGGCCCTCGGCGACGAACGTCACATCGCCGTACTGGATATCGCCCAGGCGCCCGTATTCGAGCACGTGTTTCCCCGCGGCGATGTTAAGATAATTGATCTCGAACGTCTCGTATTCGGCGCCGCTGTAGAGGCCGCGCTCGATATCGACCGCCGTGATCTCGTCGGAATTGAGCAGCGCGTGCAGATCCCGCGTGCTGAAAGAGAGATCCGAGGATAGATCCATCGCCGAGGGCTTCGATCCGGTCCGCGCCCAATAGGTCACGCCATCGATGACGAGATTCTTTTCGAATTCCGTGAAGCCGAGCACGCGGCGCATGGTGCCGAAATTGGATCCGGCCGCGTAGTCAGAAAAGGCCGTGGCATCGACGTTGATCGCGACCTGTTTCGGCGAGATCACCGAGAGGATCGCGGCATATTGATCGTTGATCTCTTCCATCCCCTCGATGCCGGTGAATTTGACGTTCATTCCCTCGCGGTAGAAATGCGGCGAGAGCGTGGTCACGATCGCGGGATTGGTCTTGGTGATGTTCACCACGCGCGGCTGGCGCGTGGAGGAGGGTCAATTGTGTGCAGAATGCGATCGTCTGCACCTGGCCTTGATAATGCGTGAGGAGGCCCGCCGGAATCGTTCTCACGGGGCGAGCCTCACTTCCTCCAGGTGGACGTTGACCTCGCCCGTCTGCCACGCGAGAAAGGATCCGTCGAAATCGTCGGAGGCGAATTTCGCCGGGTGATAATAATCGAAGCCCGCGCGAATGGTTTCCCCGCCCGCTAGGCCCACGCTCCGGCTGATCACTCCCGTCGAGGCGTTCATCGTCCAGCCGGCGAGCTCCTCGACGCCATTGACCGAGACGCGGAGCGTTCCGGCCTTTGGCTTGTAGATCGTTTTCACCAGCGACGCACTGCCGACGGTGTATGTCTTGATCAACTGAAAATCCTTCTGGCCGGCGACGGCCGTGCCGAGGATCTGATCGGTCGGGGTGATATCGATTTCGAATTGATCGCCGTGCGCTGATTTGAAATCCGCCCAATATTTGTAAAGGAAAATATGCCCCTGGCCGCGTACGACCATGAAGAGCTTGTAGAGATCGTAGATCTTCCCGGCCTGGCGCGCGCCATAGCCGACGTCCCATTCGCAGAGCGGCGTGCCGCGTTTGATGTCCGCCTGGTGCCAGCCGCTCGGGAGTTTCGCTATCCTTGTCAGGAATCGCGGCCCGCCGGGCGAATGGAAGCTGATATCGGTCGGGAACACAATGTCATCGTAAACGGCCATGATTTATCCCATTCGCGCGATTTGGTTGCTGAGCTTGGTTGCGATCGAGCGTTGCGATGCCTGGAAGCTCCCCGAGTCTTTCGTAACCACGGTCATGTTGACGACGGGCGCGCCCCTGGAGGGCATCGCGCCGCCGCGTGGAATGACTCGCTCGCCTTTGAGTAGGATCGCCGGCACTTCGTCGTGTTTGAGCCCCGGGATCCCGCCCGTGTGATATCGTTTCGCGTTCTTGAACACGGACGCGAGAACCGGCCGCGGCGTGCCGTCCCTGCCGACAACGCCGCCGGTGTGGAAACCGCCCGCCAGGCCTGCGGATAATCCCGCGTAAGGATCGAAGCCGAGGGAGGCCTGCGCCGTCGCCAGCGTTCCGGTCGCCGAGCTCGCGCCGCCGGCGAGGCCGCCGAACAATCCCAGCAGTTGCCCGATAAATCCGCCGATCTGTCCTGTTCCGCCGGATTTGCTGCCGAAATCCGGCCCGAGGGCCGCGGTCTTTAATTGCAGCACTAGGAATTCGGAGACGAGCTCGTCGATCACTTTTTTGACCCGGTTGCCGAAAT